AGCACTCAAGGAAATAATCGAGGCAGCAGATGGTAAACCTGTATTGGTTGCGTGGACGTACCAATTTGATAGAGACCGAATCAAGAATTATTTCAGAAGTATGGCACCTCGAGAGCTTAAAACTGCTGAAGATATTAACGACTGGAATGCAGGCAAAGTTCAACTTATGTTAGCACATCCGGCATCTGCGGGTCACGGTATTAACCTCCAAGCAGGTGGAAATATAATTGTCTGGTACGGACTTACATGGTCACTCGAATTGTATCAGCAATTTAATGCACGTTTATATCGCCAAGGACAGAAGCAAAGAACAATAATACATCATATAGTTAATTCTGGCACACATGATGAAGATGTAGTTAAAGCATTAAAATCAAAAGATAAAACCCAGAATAACTTAATGAACAGTATTAAAGCTAAGCTTGAATTATATCGAGCATTTATGAATAAATAACAGTTAAATCTATTAAAGGTTAAATTACGTTAAAAGTTTGTAAATATTCGAAAAATATTTTTTTATTTGAGAAATTTTTTTTAATTTTGCACTAACATAATAAAGTTATGAATATCTTAGAAAAAGCAGACCAGATTGTAAATCATCGTTCAGAAGAAAAAGAACGTATGTATGGTCCATTCGGTAAATCGATGGAAAGAGCAGCAGCTATATATAATGCTGCCTCTCCGGAAAATGAGCAGATTTCTGTTCAAGGTATGTATAGAGCACTTATAGCTCTTAAGCTTTCTCGTGAAGCCTATAGCCATCGTGAGGATAATCTCCTGGATGCTGCTGCATATATAGGTGCAATGAATAATTACATCAATGAACAGATGAGCAGTGAAGAAACAAATAAGATAATAGATAATGTTTAACAATTAAAAGTAAGTAGTATTATGCCATTACCGTACAACACTACCGACCTCTCGCCTGATAAGGCTTTTGAGCGTCATGTATTCCACAGAGACCAGTTTGCTCATTATTTGCGCTGGACTCACATTCTGAAAGAAGCCAAGATTGGTGAATCAATTGTTGATTTTGGTTGCGGCCAAGCCAATCTTCTGGAAGTTCTCTATCGTAACAAATTCAAGCAGAAGTCTTACGTAGGTATCGACATTCGCGAAAAGACCATTGAGGCAGCTCGTGAAAAGTTCAAGAACGTAGATTGGGCCCAGTTCTTCGTAGCTGACCTCGTTAAGCCTTACATGGACTTCAGTCAGTTCAACGGAGACAAGGTTTGTTCATTTGAAGTGCTTGAACACGTCGGCAAACAGAATGGTGACATTTTCCTGGAGCACTTTAAGGCTTGTGGAAACAACAATGCAACCTATTATTTGTCAACTCCAAACTATGACCCATCTGTCGGTGCAGCTGGTAATCACACCTACGATTCAGGCGATGGTCGTGGTGTAGATGTTCAGGAGTACGACCACTGGGAACTTGAAGCTCTGCTCAAGAAGCATTTCCAGATTATCAAGAAATTTGGTACGTTTGCTTCTAAGAAGGACTATAAGCCTTATATGAATGCTTGGCAGAAAGAGATGCTTAAAGCTCTTGAAGCCTATTACGATTCTAACCTGATTGCGAATATCATGGCTCCTATGTTCCCAGATATGTCTCGCAATACTCTGTGGGTACTCAAGCGTAAGCCTGGTGATTACAAGGAAGTAAAAACCAAAGAGCCTGATTTGTTCAATCAGCCAAAGCAGGAAGAAAAGATTGAAGATGACGAGCTTTTTTAAGCACTAATAATTTATAAATTTTAACAGTATTATGGTAACAAACAAAGACATTCAAGCTCTTAATGAGTTTTTAGAGAACAGAGAGGTCAATTATGTGTTGACAGGTACAGCAGCACTTTTCTATCATGGAATGCTGCCAGAAAATACAGAGGTGCATGACATTGACATCATCGTGCTTACAACAGAGGAAACTCGCCCAGCTCTGCAGGCTATGTTTAAGGAACTGGAAAACCTTTCCGGCTGCAAGTATGAGAATGAACACTATGAGCAGCAAGTCTATGTGTTCAAAGTAGGAGCTAATAACATTAAGGTTAATGCCTTTGAAGGTGATGTTTTTGGCCACAGCGGTAATCATCCTAAAAATCACACCATCATAATAGATGGAGTTCCTATCAAGGTTCATGATGCACTTGACATCCTGAGAGCTAAGTTCTCATTGAATCGTGTGAAGGACCACGAGTTTTTTGTTAAAATAGTTAATCAACTTTCAAATATGTTTCCTTATGTTTGAGAAAGTAAATCCTATGCATCCAGACAAGGTCGCCGACAGAATAGCCGGCGCCCTTGTGGATTTGGCTTATAAAAAAGCTAAAGACCCTAAAATTGCTGTTGAGGTTCTCATTGGTCACGGTAAAGCCTTTATAGTCGCTGAAACAAGTGAACAGTTCAAAGATTACGAGGTCAAAAGAATCGTATCTCGGATTGCAAATATCTTCAGTGTGACTTATGTGGAAGTACCCCAAGATGTTCACTTAGCATCAAATCAAGCTGGCAAGATTCGCTGTGGAGATAATGGCATTTTCAAAGGTATGCCAGTAACTGAAGAGCAATGGTTACTCCAGGATATAGCTACAGCTCTCTATCAGAACTTCAGGTCAGATGGTAAGTTTGTGCTCAACGGCAAGAATCTTATTGTCTGCCAAAGCGGTGTAAAAGATAGCGAGGTTATCAGAAAACTTTTGCTTGATTGGTATAAAGGTGAAGATAACCTTATTACTCTCAACATAAATCCTCTTGGTCCTTGGACCGGTGGTTCAGATGTGGATTGTGGAGCAACAAATCGCAAACTTGGCAGTGATATGGGCGATGCAGTTACAGGTGGTGGCCTTCACGGCAAAGACCTGAGCAAAGCTGATGTATCTGTTAATATATATTGTCACATAATGGCTCAGCGAACTGGACACGAATATAAAGCTTGCTGTGCTATTGGTGATGAGTATGTAGATGGCAAGCCTTATGCTGAGATTGTCGAGATTGCTCGTGATTATATTAACAAGCTTGGTGGATTTGAAGCATTCGCTGAGTGGGGTTTAATCAGATAAGAATGATTACAAAAGAAAAGTTCAAAAAATTTGTTAAGCTCAGAGATGAAGGCACTATCAATATGAACGACATCTCTAGAGGAACAGCAATAACAGGCTTGACGCCTATAGAGTATAAAGACATAATAAATAACTTTAAACAATATTCAGATTTATATGAAAGTAGCAAAAGTAAGAGACGTTAAAACGCCAGAAAGAGGTACAGCCAAGTCAGCAGGTATTGATTTTTTCGTGCCGAATGACTTTATCGAGACAGTTCTTCCTCCTCAGCGTGATATGCTTATTCCATCAGGAATTAAAGCTCAGGTGCCAGAAGGTTATATGCTGATGGCTGCAGAAAAGTCAGGAGTAGTAACTTCTAAACAAGCAGCCGTTGCTGCAGGTAGAACTCCAAAGCCAACAGCTTATACTACAATTGTTGTACTTGGTGCTAAGATTGTTGATGAAGACTATCAGGGCGAAATTCATATTCACCTCGTTAATGTGGGCAATGAGTATGTAACCATTAAGCCTGGTACCAAGATTGCTCAATTTATACTCGTACCTGTTTCATACGAAGGCGTAGAAGTAGTTCCAGAAGCAGAGTTGTTCCCAGAGGCAACCGAAAGAGGTGAAGGTGGCTTTGGCCTTGGAACTGGAGAAGGTAGTAAGAGTGACATCGAACCACTCGATAGTAACGAACTCTAATATTCACAGGAACTCCCGATTTATATCTCAGATTCATCTAAAATATTAAGATTATAAATTATATAAAATTAGATTTTAATGATGGTAGAGATTAAATCTGGAGTTCTTACAAATAAATAATCTATATGGCAAATAAAACTATTAAGCTTCCGGAAGTTGTTTATCATCCACAGTTCCTGAAATTTATAGACTATTATGCTAAGGCTTTTATCAAGAGAAGAGGCTTTGGCAGATGGCTCAAAGAATATCAGGATATGGAGAAACAAGGATTGTTTGCTCCACGTGTACTTAGGCTATTTTATATTCAGATTTTAGGTAATACCTTTAAGCTCGATTTTCAGAAAGAGCAAGCTGTATGGGATATATGCTGCTGTGCCAAAGATGCTGCAGAAGCATATATTGATGAGCGTATAAATGCTCTGTATGATATTCGAGTTATTACTGGAGAATTAGCCTATGATGACGATGATGACCCATATACAGATTTAACTTACGAAGAGGCAACTCAGATAGTTAAAGCTCTAAACGAAGAAGCTGAAGAAGAGTTATTTGTCATGAAACGTAAATATTAGCAGCATTATGGGACAGCAATTATATTTTCTAAACGCACAAGAGGCATTTGAGTACTTTTATGATGAGATAAATTCCAAAGGTATCAATACTAATATTGGCACAAGAGCTCTTTATAATGTAAACATTTGCATCCTCAGACCAAAAGACCGATTGATTAAGACTGAGTGGCGCAAATGGAATGAGAAGTATGCGGAACGTGAGTGGCAATGGTATTTATCTCAGAACCGCTCAGTTGAAGAAATTAAAAAATACGCACCTACATGGGATAAAATGCACGGAGGTGATAATCTTGTTAACTCGAACTATGGTTGGCAATGGGGACGTAATAATCAGCTTGATAAGTGCATAGAGCAACTCAAACAAAATCCTGACACGCGCCAAGCTTGGTTCTCTATATTTGATGGCAAAGAGAAAGACCAATATAAATATGACACACCGTGCACCATGTGCGTTGGCTTTGATATTAACCCAAAGACACGAGAGCTTAATATGACAGTCATCATGAGGTCCAACGATTTAATTTACGGATTTTGTAATGACCAATATTGTTTTAGTAAGCTCCAAGAGCTCGTTGCTCACGAGTTGAATATTCCTATGGGAAACTATCATCACTTTGCGCATGATTTGCATATTTACGAGAAACATTATAACTTAAAAGCAAAATATTACGGATATGAGTAAAAAAGTTAATTATCTACCAGGTATTGGCTTAGTAAGAACAGCAGAAGAAAGTAAGATTTTACCTGATTGTGGGGAGAAGCAAAGTTGCCGTGTTTGCGAAAAAGCAGTAGAGTGTAAACAAAAGAAAGTTGAATCTGACGCTGATGAGTTCAAGAAGAAATATCCTGAAATAGCCAAGATGACAGTTGCTGAAGTTGTGGCAACAAACTTGTTCACTATAGGTCTTAGACAAGCTATTACAAGCTACAGAGTTCTTAACTACTATGCTTTTCAGTCTCTTAGACGAAATAATACTCTTGAACCTGAGAATTTCAGGAAAGAGTATATTGCCTGCATGGATAAAGAATCCAAAATGCCTTATGCCAAGCGTATAATCGTTCTTGCTATTGGCAATGATGCTTATCGCCGTACTGTAAAACAGATGATGAAGAATTATGATGCTATCCAAAGTGGAGAAGCAGTTGAAAATTTAGATAAATTAAGCTTATGAAACGTAACAGACCAATGCTTTTTATTATCACTTGGGCCTTAGCAGGTCTGGTGTATGCTCCCGTGTTTATAGCCGCATGGCTTTTACACATTGTTGCTCGTTTATTGCTTTCCGTTTCTTATCTTGGATTGCTTAATGCCTCTATGGCGCGAGATGTGTTCAAATCAATTTTTAGATGGAATCCTAATCTATGAAAAAGATTATTTCGTTAGTGTTTGCGGTTTTGATAATAGCTGGGTGTGGTAGGCATGAAAAATGCAAAGTACATTATAAAGTCTACTATCCGAATAACACTCAGAATTATTGTATTGTTATCGATGATGAGCCTTATTTAGGGTCTGACAGAGGTACTAATTATTTGAAAGTAGGCGGTATTACTGGTCCGTCGATAATTGAAACATCAGCACCTATAGAACTTGTCAGTGTAGTTAAATTTGGAAAAGATGAGTGATTTTGACCAACTGCTTGACCAAGCTCTCGCTGAGTTTGCTGCCTCTCAGGGAACAATAACCCCTGAGAAGCAAGCAGACTATAATAAGTATGCTAATTTCTTACAAGAAATATCTGACGAAGATGAAGACCTTGCTAAAACAGAGATTTCTACAGTTTCAAGCATTGAAGAAGATAGACTTGAAGGAGAAGCGAATGAGCTACTCGATGAACTGAGAGATAACCCTAATAGCTGGTTCAATAAATCAACTTGGATTGTAAACGACAAAGGCCAGTTTGTCAGACGAGACGATGGTGAGTTATTCGATACTGGAGAAGATATTGTCTCTGTCTCTGATACTCCTGTAAAAGCCGAAGAAGAACTTACAGAGCTTGAGAAGAAACAAAGGCGCGCAGAAAAGTTAGTAAAAGGTGCAGCTAAATATAAGCACAACAGAGATTTACGAAAAATCGAAATAAACCGTATGGCATTTGACCAAAAGTTATTGCCTTTAGGTGATGTAATTCCTGTTGAGCATAAGCGCCTTGTTATTGAGTTGCTCACAAAGCCTTTGCGATTGTTAATTGTAAAATATGAGCAATATATCAATAATCGTATAACTAAATTGCTCGCACCTGCTATCCCTGCTCCTGTTAAGCTTGCTGCCATTAAGTGGCCTTGGATTTTTATACAGAATCCTGGATTTTTGTACAAAACCAGTCCACATTTCGGTGAGGTTAAAACATTCTGGGTAAATCCCAAATTGCCTTACTACTTCAAACAAGGAACCGAGCAGACAATTCTTGAAGAGCGCGATGCATCGCTCAGCCCATATTTCTTGGATTGTGTTGACAGAGCTATTCATAGATGGTATTCTGCACGTGAAAAGCTTGCTGAACGTGAAGTCTACTTTGCCTCTAAGATGATTAACATAAAAGGCAATACTTATTATCACCTTCTTATGTTGAATCCGTTTTGGTTTGAAAAACTGTATAACTATGTTAGAGACGAAGAACTGTTATGACTCCAGAAGAAGAAAAGCAACTGCTCAGAGAAGTACATGAGAATAATATTATGCTTCGCAGTATTGTAAAATATCTGAATGCTCAAATAGCTGCTAAAGATTCAAAAGACTTTGGCTTGAATCTTGTGGCCAATGTTATCGGTAACAAAATAACCTGAGACTAAAATCCCAGGTTATTTTTATGCTTTTCACTCTTGTATTCTCTCGGGAGAGTGCACCTAATATTTCAACCAGGATTTTCCCCATAGAGGAAAAATACACTTTCTTGGTCTTATTTCTGGTTTGCCGTATTCGTTTATTTCAACTTTGTTCCAACCATAATCTAAGAAGCGGCCGCTGTACATATCGTAGGTTCTATAATAAACTTGCGTTTTATCCTCGTTGTAATAATACTCGCTTTTAAACCAAAGTCCCTCTAATCTGTAGTGCGTAAATGGTGTACTGCATTCACATATAGGAATAACTTTGCACTCTACCAAATCTGAGTCTTCTACAAGCTCAATATCTGGTTCAAATTTAAAGCCATAAGAGAATTGTTCTTTGAACTCTTTGACTTCGTCCATATTGTCCTCATCTAAGCATGATTCCTTAAATGCCAGATAGTGATAGGCATCATTGGACAATTGGACAATTTCCATTTTGTCTGGATTGTAATCTAATTTGTCTGCTATCATATATTTTTAGTTTTGAAAATGATATAGCAATTTAGCCCGGAGAACTCGCAGATTCTCTCGGGGCGGTGCACCAGATTTTGCTTGCTGGATTTTACACTCATCTTGCAGAATTTATGTATTGCCGAACAGGCTCATAAGTACTTGTTGCACCGAATATATGCCGAAGCATTGGTTGGTAGATAACTGTTATTCCATGCTGCTTTAGCATAGTTATATCCCTACTTAATAATACCTTTGCTGTGTACATATTTTTAATTTCGCTAACACTTTTTAACTGTTTATTATACTACAATAGATGTGCAAATTTACTCATTTTTCTTGAAACGGAGAAATATTTTTAGTTAAACTTTGTTAACAGCTTGAAAATATGTCTGCCACAGTGCCGCAAATTATATATGTCATGTACAGCTGCAGTGCCGCTATATATAGCTGCTTTAAGCCTGTATTGCCACAGTGCCGCCAGGCCTATACGCGCGCGTGCGCGAACATTATTTATATATTATATAGAGAAACTACCACAGCAACCCTTCGGATAAAAATGTTGGCTGTTAATACTTTTTAACTAAAATAATTTTTTAGTATCAAAAATAATGTGTACTTTTGCAATATAAAATTTAAGTTCAACAATTTAATAAAAATACAGCATTGTGGTACAGAACACTAACAAGCAAAACAAAAGAACTTTCGCAGAGATTGCTCGCGAAATCAAACAAACCTGGAAGAATGTCTATTTTGGAGCTAAGCCTTATCTGCAGGCTATGGCAACTATCGACTCAAGCGACAAGAATGCTCCCTACATGCTTGAGACCGCTGAGGATATTGTTATCTATTTCCTGGCGAATGCTCAGACATGGAGAGGTGAAGATGCTCGTCGCATTAAAGCAGAACTCAAGTCAATGATTAAATAATAGGAGGACAGAATTGTGACACCGGAGAGATTAAACGAGATTATGGCTCAGCAGTACTCATATATCACTTATGACCCTAAGCTGGCCGAGGAATATCTGAAATGTGGTGCTCCAAAAGCAGATGAAGAGACAATAGCTTGGTGCTTTGCAGACTATCTGCTCTCACAAGATTTAGCAGAAGAAGTAGTTGAATAACAGTTTAAAATAAGTAGCATTATGGTAGACAACAAGAGATTAGACGAACTTATGTTGGAAAAATATCCGCATATAGTTTACACAGCAGAACAGTCAGACGAGTTCTTGAAGAAGTATGAAGGCGATTTAGCAGACGAAGATGCAGTTGCTTGGGACTTCGCAGAGTACGTAAATGGAACTGAAAAGTTCATTGTCATCAAGACTGTTGGCAAGTATGATAATTATGTAGTTCGGGAGTTCGACGATGAGGAATCAGCCAAATTGTTTGTATCTCTTATGCGTGAAAGCGAGCAGTATGGCTTTGTCCGTTATCGTATTACAAAGGTAATTAACTACTAAATCATTACAGCTATGTTTAGAATATATGTAAGACGCAAGAATGAGATTGCAGGTCATGTGTTTATCTGCAAGTCGTCAATCAAGGAAGATAAGGTGATGATTTTGCCATTTGTTGGATTCGTAACAGATGGCCTCATCACTGAGGAAGAATGGGCTAAGAGCCAGCAGACCATTATCGATAAATTTGAGCTGTATGTGACTGAGAGCTATATTGATGGCAGATGCAAAGTGGCTCGTAACACGAAAAAGTTCAGCTGGAAAGATATTCTCAAGATGAAAGTCAAAGATGCCTTCAAGCCGATGGGATATAAATCTATCTGTAACTTCTTTGGCATAGAAATTGAAGTGTCTAACTGCGGTTCTATGGTCAGATACAGAATTGGTGAGAATGGAGCAGTAAGCGAATGGAAGGAAATCCACTATACCAAAGGCGGAAGACCGTTCTTTGAAGTAAGTAAGAAGGCACATGGCTGCACGAGATACTATTTGGACGAGTTCATGAAAATTTAACAGAAAATGAGCTGACTGGTATAATATATAATAAGAATATAATAATCAGCTAACCCTCGGATAAAATTTTATGCAGTTAACTTCTTTTAACTAAAATAATTTTTATATATCAAAAATAATGTGTAATTTTGCACTATCAAAATAAAACAAATAACATTTATAAATAACCCAAAGTTTAACAATTTAAAAATTAAAGAATTATGGCAACAAAGAAATTCGCTCAGATGAGCACCAAGAAACTGAACGCACTCCTCGAGACTGCAAGTGAAGAAGACGCAGTAGCTATCAAGGCTATTCTGGAGTCACGTAACGCACAGCAAGCTGAGGCTGGTGCAGGTGAAGGAACCGAGCTCTCCGAAGAGGAGAAGCAGGCTATTGAGGCCGCAGAGAAAGCATCTGCTCCTGAGGGTGGTGAACCTGCTAACGAAGAGAAGAAGAAAGGTGGTCGCAAGGCCAGTCCTAAGCTCTCTGAGGAGGAACTCCTTGAGACCGAGAAGCTGGCTAAGGAGAATGTAGGTCACCGTTGTACTGTTCTGCTCCCAGGTACTGCTATCCGTGTTGACGGTACTATCCTGACTACTCTGAAGGACAAGCGCGCCATGCAGGTCTACTATCAGGTGGAGACCGATGCAGTTGACGACATGGAGAGCCGTAAGATTTACAAAAAGTTCGGCAGTGAGGACATCACAGTCCTGGACGAGGTTGTAGAGCTGAAGAAGAAGACCGAGAGCAAGGTTCGCGTCGCTAAGCAGAAGATGGAAGCTGGTGAGTGGGAAGCTGAGGCTGAGGCTGTTCGCGAGGTTGCTGGTGCTAATGTAGGTAAGACCGTTCAGCTCGACGAGAACACAACCGGTCGTATCGTGAGCCTGCTCAACGATAAGCGCTCCAACGGT